GCCGCCAGAAATACGTCCCCGGCGTGACGGACCCCGTCTGGTCTTCCGTCAACGACAGAAAAACGACGCCTTGCGCGGCGCGGCCGGCGTCGATCGCGATTTCCAAGAGCGGTTCCGAGTCGTACCGAACCGAGACATACGCCCGGAACGCGTAGCCCTCCATCGGGATCGGAACGCGGTTCCCGGTTCCGTCATCCTGCCGAAACAGGAACGCCCGCCACCATTCATTGCCAGCGGGAACCCGTAGCGTGAGCCGCGGCGGCGCGTCGTCGTCGGTAGCGCAGCGGGCAGGGTAGTTGGTCACGGGCGCCCCGCTTTGTTATTTGTTGAACCATTCCGCGACCCGGTTCCGCCACGCGTAGGGATTCGGGGACGGCGCCGGCTTCCGCTCGACGCGCTTTTCCGTCTCCGGCTGTTCGTCGCGCTTTGGTTTCCGCCGCTTCGCCATGGGGGCGAAACTAAACCGGGACGCGTCCCCCTTGAATATTCAGCGGTTCCGAATGGCCGCCGAAAGATCGGCGCGCCGTACCAGGCGGTGAGTCGCCGGGGGGACACGCCCGCCGGAAATCCGCTTGAGCCGTTCCGATTCCGTCCACCCGGCGCGAATCTCCGCGGCGCGCTGGGCAATCAACTCCGGCGGGAAGTCTGCCTCCGTCGGTTCGGGAACCCGAGGAACGCCCGCCCGGCATCCACGCGCCCGAATCGGTAGGTCCGCGAGTTGATCCAGCCGCCGCGCGATGAACGCGTCGCGGGTTATGTCGAGCGCCGCACAGATAACAGAAACCGCGTCGCCCTCCGCCCACATTTCGCGAACGGTTGCCAATTCGGGTTCCGTCAACCGCCGGCAGCGGGAGCGCTGGAGCATCACAAACCCTCCCCGTGGTCTTCCGGTTCAAACTCCGAAACCGAAACTTCAACGAACGCCGTCTTCCCGTAGCGCCGCCGGACGAAGCCCAGGTCCGCCTGGTCGTCGTCTTCGAACGCGACGCCGTGGAGCGAATCCAGGACGCCTTTTGCAAGGTTGTCCGCGTCCCCGCAGCGGTGTCCGGGAAACAGGGGAGCGCCCGCGCGAAGACTGCCATCCGCTTTCCGGTGCGACGCGGGCCGAGCGAAAACCGCCAGCACCGAAACCAGGACCGGGCCAGATACCAGGGGAACGCCCGCGGCGATTGCGCCCAGGCGGACCGCCTCCCGAAATGCGTGAATCGGGTGCGCCGCGGGAACATACGCCCGCGCGTGTCCGCCGAACGTGGAGACACGCGGCCGCGGCTGGGGGATTGGATCGCCGTAGACCCGAAAAGATACCGGGGTCATCCATGACCCTCCCGAGGTGTTTTAGTTCCGGTTGTGCCAGACCTTCGCGCGTTCCTCGTCGCGGACCGCCTTGCGGAAACGCTCCAGGTCCGCTCCGGCGTGACCCCGAAACCAGGCCGCGCCGAACAGGAAACCGGTGAAGAAAACGCCGACGCAGACGATCACGCCCGAGACGATCCACAGAAACGCCGCCACAGTGCCCATACCGTCGCCCTCCATGGTGCGCGCTACTGTGCGCCCGTCCATTCGGGGAAAACTACACCGAAACCGGCGCGGCGGGAATCGTTAGCCGAACCGCTTCATCATGCGTTTCAAAATCCGCCGATGATCGCGCGGCGCAAGGGGCGTCGTGTAGAGAACGACCACCCATGACATTCCAGTACGTTCAATCATCTGCCGGCGCAGGTCATACGCCCGGTTAAGCACCCCGATTGCGCCGTCTTCCATTTCGTTCGCAGGCTCGACCATGAGCCGGAGGTAACGAGCCGCCGCCCATGACTCCATCCACACTTCCTTGGCAACCCAGCCGGAGCCGTCGAAAACCTCATCGACGGAGGCCGCCAATTCTGCCTTGCTTGGTAATTTGGGCTGACCCATCGTTAAACCTCCCTGCGTTCGATTTCAGACTACGTTAGCGTTAGTGGTGTGATTTCACGTTTCGGCCACGCGGAGGCGTGTAGCTAACGCTAACGCATCCACAGAGGGTGTTGCGGGCCTGTTGGCCTCGCGCCATGCCCTGTAGCGGGTTTCGGTCATGTTCGCCCCCGCGTCGTCCCTCCACGATGCCCGCTCCGCCCACGACTTCGCCGGCGCCGCCTCCCCGGGGCGGTTCGACGGCTTGCCGCCGCCCTTGTCCTGCGACCGGGTGAGCCACGAGGTGACGAACGCCCGCCAACGGGACTTGTGCGCCTTCGCCGGGTTCGCCCGCAGCCACTCGCCCATGCGGGCCAGTTCGCCGGGAATGTCACAGGCGGGGTAGGCGGTCCTCCATGCGGCCCGGTCCTCGTCGGTGATCCCCTCCCAGCCAGCCGCAGGCGTCCACCGGATCGGGTCCGTCGGCTGCGACCGGCAACGCGGCTTCCGCGTTTCGGTCGTAGCTACCGGCGCAGCCGGTTGTATTTCATCTCTTGTCTTGTCTTGTCTTGTCTTGTCTACCGTAACGTCGGCGTAACCGTTACGCGTAACGTTACGGTCGTTACGCGTAACAGCCTGTTTCGCCCGGTGTTTTCGCATTCTCTCCGCGGCGGTTACGTCCTTGCCGCAAGTGTTCCACTGGTCGAAGTTGGGAAACGTGAGCGTTTTGGCGCCGGCGTCGACCACCAACCACCCGGCCGCCGCCAGCGCGTCCCCGAACCCCGCCAGACCGGCTATGTCGTCCAGGTCTTCCGGGTGGGCGTTGACCATGACCCCCGCGGAGGTGTGTTCGTTCACGGCGGACCATACGGCGTGTAGCCCGCCGATGGTCATGAGTCGCAACGACTGCCGGGGGAGGGCGGAGTAGACCGGGCCGCCGGCCGCCCCAACCGCCCGCGCGATCGCCGCCACCTTTGGACAGTTCAACAGGCCCGCGCGCATCTTTATCCATTCACCCGCCATGATTGCCCCCTTCCTTTGGACATACTCTCCGCGCCGTCGCATCGATCCCGCAAACAGACAGCCGCCCCGATTCATTAACGAACCGCGACCGGGCAAACCCCAACTCGCCGACGACTTCCAGCGTGTTACGGCGGACCGACTTCCCGTAGAAAACGAGCGATCCGGTATGCAAAACAGCCGTCGCGTGATAGTCAGCGTCTACCCAAACAAACCCCGGCCGGGCCGGCCGGCATATTGCTACGAACTTCGATTGTGGCGGCAGGCATCCAAACCAAATTCGGACGTTGTTTTCAAAATGCGGGTCAGAATGCGCCCATCCATCCTTACCGCTATCGACGGCGCCGAAATACCGTTCAAAAGTATCAAGCCGCCGGCCCCATTGATTGCCAAACAATTTTTTAAAAACCTTTTCTGCCTTGCTTCGCGAAATAGGGTATTCGTTCATCCCTCGCCCCCTTCCTTTGCGTCCAGTATTTCGAAACCCGGCCTATCCGCCGTCAGTCTCACCGCCTCTAAGTAAGCCGCTTTGAGGTGATCGCGGGCCTGTTTCCACGCCGCCCGCCGCACCGCGTCTTGTTCGTTATCAAGAGCGCCGAACGCTATGAGTTTTTGGCCGTCTTTAACCGCCACCCCCTCGCCGTTAGCAAACGACGCAAAAAACGACCGGAACCGCCAAAAACAATAATTGGAACGGCCGATTCCGCCCCTTTGATGGAAGGGGCTCATTTTCGCGACGCATTCTTTCCACAACCGCCAACCCGGCGCATTGCCGAGATATGTAAATCTGCGGTTGTCGCGGTGCAGCACCATCGCGGCCACCGTGTACGCGGTGATGGTGTTACCGATAAAGTTTTCGCAAGGCCCGCCGACCGCTACTAGCTTTTCCGCCAATGCGGATATATGCGGGAAAACGTCGGCCGCGTAGCTACTCCGCCTGGCGGCATTCAACACGACGTTAGAGGCCTCGACGACCTTTCGCCCAAACTCCCGCCGGCGGCTTACTACGAACGACCCTGGCGGTTTCGCTAGCGAAATGCCGTTACCGTTTGCGACGTAATACGCTATCGCCCTCGCGTCGTTTATGTCGCTTCCTTTTTCGGCATCGACGAATCCCGCCGGACCATTCCGCGCGGTCCAATCGCGCGCCCTCCGCGTACACGATTCCGAAAAAAGGCGCAGTGTCACGCCGGCGGCCTCGCACGCCCGGTATATCTCTTGCAACTGCCCGGCGGTGAATGATTGCGATAGCGATTGCTCTGTTTGCGCGACGGCTAGGTGAGCGCTTTCGATAACGAAAAGCGTCCCTGGCCTCTCGCCGGCCAGCGTCCCCAGCACATCCGACAGCGCAATGCCCTCTACGTCCTCGCCGGCGTAAAGCCTGTGTAGGTGCATAACGCCGCCCCCAATATCGGCGCCGACGATTTCTGTATGCCCCGCGGGGTCTCCCCATGATCGCACCGTGCCGGGATCGACCGCCGCGCGACTCTGGCGGCGCTCGTCGCGACGCTCGTTTTTAAAGTCTTCGATAGAGGGAAAGAGCCGCTGCATAATCTATCCTTTTTATAAAACCGCCAGCCGCACCGGAGAGAAACAAAACGGCCCCGGCCGGATGCCGAGATTCAGAAAACCGGCGACGGCCGGCGGTTTTGCCGCGAGACAATCAAAACGGCACAATAGCGCCGAGTTTGATAAAACGCGGCGTGTTCTCACTGTGTGTTATGTTTCTGCGCCATTGCCCAAACGTCCGCACTACGTCCGCTTGCCGTCTTCCGCGTCCCGACCTTGACCAATAGCCCCAGGCGGGCCAACTCGATCCGCCGGGGGCGCTCTGTGCTTGGATTCATCCCCAATAGGCTCGATATTTCCTCGTCGGTAAGACCGCCGGGAACTGCCCGCAACAGTTCCATCACCCGCCGTTGGAGCGCGTTGAGCGTCTTCCCGTCGAGCGATTCCGCCGCGGCCCGGCTCGTTTCGCTATGGGCCTGAGCCGGGGCGCGGGTCGCCGCCGCAAATAGCGGTAGCGCTTCCTCCGGCGGGGGTGTTTCCCAATGCGGTCGTGTCATCCTTGATCCCTCCCGTTTCCGTTCCGTCGTGTATTGGTGGCCCGTAACGTGGGCCAGACGGCGAGATCACCAACCACATAGGAGAATGCTGGCTCTCGCAGCCGGTGTTATTAACGCGATGCCGTCGCCAGCCACCTCCGGCGGGGCTACCAATGCGGCGAGGGTGCAACCTTTCCGCTGCGGCGATGGTGCGCCGTCTGTGTTACCCCTTAGTCCCCCGTGAACTTCGGCCACCGTTCTTCCTCGCCGTATGTCTGCGGCTGTTCGTACTTCGCCAGCCGCTCCATTAGTTCGCGGATAGTTCCGTGTAACCGTCCAATCTGCGGCGCGGTTGTTATGTAAGACTCGATAATGTCTCGCACGATATCCCCGTCGTCATAGCCCCACGCGCGGCTTACCAACTCCCGCAACCGGTCTTTTCGTTCCGTGATCCATTCCACCGGATTCATTGACAGCACCCCTTCCTGGTCTTTCGGCGTTCACCGCGCTTTTGTAAGTCGCCAATCTGGCGCTTTAACGCGGCGATATGTTCCAACACTTCCGCCACGATCCGGGGCGCCTGGTCATTCGTGCCCACCAGGGACGACCCCAACGCCAATAGCTGCGCCTCTACGGGTTCCAATTCGTCAGCCATCAACGGCGCCCTCCGTCTTTACAATCAGTTCGTTCGCCCGATCCTGGAGCGCCGCCGCTACGTCCTTGAATTCCTCGGCGGTAATGCGGCCCGCCGTTTTCGTCGCATCCAACTTGCGGCGGATCGCGTCGCACTCGTCGAGCGTTGCCGCCGTCTGTGCGGCCGCCAGCGCCGCCATGAACGCGTCTCCGCCCGCGGGGGCCGGCGGTTTCGGTGCTATCGCCAGTTCCTCCAGCCGCTCCGCCGTGACCGTCTTCGGAGGCTTGCCGCCGCGCGGGCGGTATTCAATCGGGGCGGAGGCCGGGGCCGCAGCCTCCGCCGGTAGTTCCTCCGGGTCATATGCCCCGACGGCGCCTTCCCAGCCGATCGACTTAAGGCCCGCGGTGATCGCCCGACTGCGGAGCATGGCGCGGGGGAACTTTTTGTAGTTCGCGTTCGACTCCAGGCCCGCCCGTTTGGCGTCCTCAAGGGTAAACGTCTCCGTGTGCTTGTCGCCGTTGGGGTGCACCAGATGGAGAACCGCGCGCTGGTCGTCGAGTGTTTCAAACTCCGACCGGCCGCCGGCAGTCTTGAACCGCGCCAACTGGCTATCCGCCGCTTCGATCACCTTGCCTTTGACCATTGCCAGACTGCGGATCGCCCGCATGGGTTGCATTCCCATTTCGTGGCCCGCGGCTGCGATTACCGCAAACTGCCAGCCGGTTTTGATATGGTCCGGCAGCATGCCCGTCTTGACCGCATGCTCCCCGGATGCCGCCAGCCCCGACATATCCGCCGCCTTTGTCGTCGTCAGTTCGTTACTCATCGTTACCGTTAGCTCCGCGCCGGGTTTTGTTGAAGTCGCACACGATCCCGGCCTCCCGTGCGATTTGGTTTCCGCTCATGTAGAGCCCTTGAATACGCCCCGTAGCCATTGCGATGCGGACCGCTTGAGTTGCGGTCATCCGCCCCGCGTCAACGTCTTCCGCCAGCCGAACAGCGCTGGCGTCTTCGAACACGCTCACTACTTGCGTCATTCCGTTGCCCTCCGCTGCGCCATGTGGTCCGCCCGTAGCCGCAGGCATCCCGCGGCAATCTCCAACGGCGTGGGGTCCGCTTTGGTCATTTCCAATGAGCCATCGCGGCCGCGGCATCGCCGGGGCCAGTGGTATTGACGGGCCAGCTTGTAGATCGCGGATACGCTGACCCCGGTGGAGGTGCTGACCTCACCAACGGGAACCATCCGCGCCCACATGGTCCGCGCCAGTTCGCGGTTTTCTCGCGAGATCATGTGGCGGCCCTCCGCACTTCGCAGCGGCGGTAGGCAATCCACGCCCGGCGTTCCGTGCAGACAACGACACGGTCTTCGTCGACCCACTCGACCCAGCCGGGGCCGTCGGTCGTCACGACCGCCATGCCTTCGGCTAGCGGGCGGTTGTCGGCATCCGTGCCGTAGATTTCCGCCATTCCGTTGGCGGCGGCCAGATATTCCGAATTGTGCGCGTCCATGCGTCTTCGTCCTTGAAGTGTGAAACCGATCCGCCCATCCGTTGGGCTTGTGCGTTAGCGTTAGTTGCGAGTCTATGCGTTCCCGTTAGTTTCGCCAAGGGGGCAGGCCCGCCGGCACGATCGCCGGCGGGCGGGGCGGGTCATGCGTAGCGGTTCCGAATAAGGAACGCAATCAACTGACTGCGTGTCCCTTCCCGGTACTTTCCGCCAGCCGGAAAGACATAGCATCGACCGCCATTCAATTCCCCGATCATGCCCTCCGCCACCGCCTCGCGGCCGTCGATGCCGCGGAGGAACTTGTCTTCCGCGCGGAGGCGGCGGGCATGGCGGGCGTCCAACTGCGTGTTGATTTCCATCGGTCGTTTCCTTGGTTGGGGGTCGTGTCGTCTCTACCCCCCATACTACGCGTTAGCGTTAGTTGTGTTCAAGGAAAAATCCGACGAACCGACGGAATTTTTTAGCGGCCCTTTTTTCGCGGGGTTTTCTTCGTGTCCCGGCGCCCACGGCTACGGGCGGACAGACCGCCGGCGATTTCCTTGACCAGATCGCGGTGAAGCGCCCAGGCCCGTTCGCCTACCTTCCAGCACCGTCCCGCCTTCGTCCATTCTTGGCGATTCTTCCCGAGCAACAGCCGCAGCCAGCCATCGGTACAGCCGGCCTCCCCGGCCGCCTCCGCCACCGACAACCATTCTTTTCCCGGACTGCACATTTCCATACCTCCATGCTATGCGGTTGCGTTAGTTTGGGCAAACATTGGAAACCAGACGACCGACGGGCGTATGGTTCCCGTGGCCCCCTTTGACGCCGTTGGGCAGAGGGGGCCGGACTTCGAATCCTGTTCCGGATTCGTTCCGCTACATCCAAAATCCAAATGGCGGGGACAGGAATCGCGACGCGCGACCCATAAACCGAACGCAATCCGATCGACCGGCGCATTGCGGACGACCGTTCCCCACCGCATAACAAAACGACCCCCCCCGCGTAGCCCCTCAACCTAGCGACGAAAAAACTTTCCTGCGCATGGAAGCGCGCCAAAATAGGTGCATCCATGACGCTCCGCGACTTCCTCCATTCGATATACGTTCCGCTCCGACTCCGCGGCCGTAGCCATAACTCCGTCCGATTGCTCGAACACGCGATCCGCCAATACGGGAAATTCCTCCGGCGCGACGCGACGCTAGAGGATTTCGACGACTTGACCGTTTCGCAATTCCTAGCCCATCGCGGCGCGAAATTGTCGCCGTACTCCGTCGAACGGGAGCGTTCCGGATTGCTCGCGCTATGGCGGCTCGCCGCCGACCGCCGCCTCGTCGATACCCGCCCATGCGTCCAGGCGGAACTACTTCCCGAGCGGACCCCGCGGGCTTTCACCGTCGCGGAACTCGAGCGCCTATACGCCGCCGCCGAGGATACGCCCGGCTGGATCGGCCCGGTGGCGGCCGGCGCGTTTTGGCCGGCCGTTTTGATGGCACTTTACGAATCGGGGGAGCGTATCGAGGCAATGCTACACGTCCCGAAATCGTGCTACACGGCGCCGTTCCTTCGCGTTCCCGCCAGCGTTCGCAAGGGAAAACGGACCGAGCGAATCTACGAGTTTTCGGCCGATACTTGCCGGCTTGTCGAAATCGCCGCCAGACACGACGCCGCGACGCTTTTCCTATGGCCGATGGACCCGAGCGGCATCTACAACCATTTTCACAAGATCACGGGCCGGGCCGGGCTAGGAACGGGCCGCGACGTTATGTTTCATTGCCTTCGCCGGACGACAGCCAGCCATCTAGCGGCCGCGACGGGTAGCGTGGACGCGGCGACAAAATATCTAGGACATAGCTCCGATAGGGTCACGCGCCGTAGCTACATCGATCCGCGCATAGTGGGGGCCGGGGGGGTCAAGCCAATTGACGCTCTACCGCGGATTCGACCGCCGGCGGCGCCGCGGATTCATCGTCTGGCATGACGCGCCAGCGCGTGCCGGCAATCCTCGACGCCCGGCGCCGCGGCCCGATGAAATGCCAAACAAAATCCGTCATCGGGGTAACGCCTTTCCCGCGGGGGCAATGGGCCGCCGGCCGTATCGCGTTCCAGGTCTCCGGTAGCCATTCCACCGGGGCCGCGCCGGCCGCCAACAGCGCCGAGAGCGACGACTGATCGGCAACGCCCGAATGATCCCAGCCGTAAGCCTCGCCGCAGGCTCGAGCGCGGGAAAAGACGCCGCCATGAATCGCGGGCGAATAGAGCAACAGCCCGGCATTCAACAGCCGGGCCGGATCGTCAACGCGCGGAACCCCGAGCCGATCCGCCCAAAGGCCCGCCGCCTCCGCCCGGAACGGCCGTAGCGGTAGGACGTTCGCCTGGTCCGCCGTGACGACCCCGAACGACGTTTCCGGGACCAGGCCGAACGGGTTCGGAGCATCCGAGCGAATCAATACGTCCGCGTCCATTTGCAGAACGCGCGAATACTTTTGGACGACCAGCGGCGCGAACAGCTTTTGCCAAAAGATATGAACCGGGGCGACCCGTTGCCGGACTTCAACGAAATCGCAGTCCCAACGGCGCGCCGCGTGTTCCAGCGACCGCCGCGAAGGGGGAAACAGCGACTTCCCGCCGACGTTCAGAACTAGCAAGCAACGGCGCAAGGCTCCCCCGTTTTGATATGAGCGACGGCGGCCGATAGCTGCGCGGCCGTCGGCTCCATCCCGAGGAATTCGACTAACTCCCCGACGACCGCCGCGGGGTCTTCCTGCATTGCCCGCCAATCGACGCGGTAGACACGCTCCGCGGGGAACGTCCGCAGGAACGCTTCCCGTTCCTGCGATAGCCACCGCTGGACCGCCTCCGCCTCCGCGTCCGTAATCGCGAGCCAGCCTTTCGCGTCCTTCGAGCGACGCCGGAGGCTTTCTATCGACTCATCTAGCGGCCGATCGCAGACGACTACCCGCAACGCGTCGCCGGCCGCCTCGACCAGTTCCGGCCCCATCGCGCACAGATGGGGGTATTTTCCGCCGGCAATCGTCCGGCCAATGAACCGCCTACGGACCCAGCCGGAAATCTGCCGGGCCAGTTCCAGGCGGTCCATCGTTATCAACGGGGACGGGAACCGCGCGGCCCGTTCGCAGATTGCCGCGAGGCCGCGGGCTTCGCCGCCGCCGCCGTTTCGGCCCTCGTAGCCCCCCAGCTTGTCGCCCATGCTTACGCCCAGCTTGTGTAGCACCATCGCACAGGCGGACGACCCCGAGCGGTGGAGACCCATCACCGCGACGAACTTCCGTTCAGCCGTTGAACCGGCCGCCGCCGGCTCCGCCGCCGCGGCGCGACCCTTCCACCATCTTTCTACGGTTTGTTTGCCGGAGATATTCGACTGCCCGGCCGCCTGGCCGCATAGCCAGTTTGCCGGCGCGTAAAACCCGCTCCGTTGTTCCTTGTGCATCCGGCCGTAATGATGATCGATATGAAATCCGTTTTTCCACTGGTCCGACGCGTGGAGCCAGCGATAGAGGCGGAGCATTCCGACGCGGCCGCGGATAGCGTATGCGTGGGTTCGATTGACGTTCGACGCCCGGACGACCAGGCGATTACCGGGAACCGCCAGCGGCGGCCGGAGGTGTTGCCCGCCGAAATACGCCTGGACCCAATCGGACGGGAGCGCCGCCAAATACTCGCGAGCCTTTGCCGCGAACCCCGGCGCAAAAGTGGCGTCGTCCTCGAATATGAGAATGCTTTCGTGTCCGGCGTTCAACGCGTCTTCGATGATCCGGACGTGTGAGCGATAACAGCCCCAGGCGCCGCCGCCTTGCCGCCACCATGACGGATGCCGGCATTTCGAACCGTCGATTGCCGGAACGACCTCGACTTTGCCGAACGGAAAATCCGTCGGGAGGCCGGCGTAAAACGACGCCAGCCGATCCGGCCGGCGATCCAAAGAAATAACACAAACCCGGTCAAACATAGCCCGCCCTCCTGGCATTTGCGATTGCTCGACGAATCAAAAGCCGCCCCGCTACGGGGACGAACGGAACCCGCCGGCGCTTGCTTTCCTCGCGCAGCCAGCCGACGACGGTTTCCAAGTTGTTATCGCACCATAAAACGCCTTTCGCGTCCATCTCTCGCGCACGCGCGTTACAACTACAAGACGGCTTACTCCGAATCCCAATTCGCCCCAATAGCTTTTTCAGTTCGGTTCCGGCGCCGCCTTTGGGTTTCGGCTTCGCGGCCCGCGGATAGGCCGGATTGTCTACGTCTACCGTGACCATGTCGCCGTCTCTCGAGACGATACAGGCCGCGACCTCTGCCAGCGTGTAGCCGCGTTCCGCGCAACGGTTCATAAGGTGCAAAAAATTACAGGTAATCATGGGAGCGGGTTATCCTCGAAAAGCGATACATCCTCACACCCTACATCAACCCTTTCGCGAATTACCGTACCCGGCTTCGTGGGGCCGGGGGCGACCTTGCAACCGTGCGCCGTACAACCGCCGTCGATCAAGACCCAACTTCCGAGCCATTCCCACTGCCCGTAATCCTTCGGCAACGAATCACAGGCGGGACTATCCGGACAAACCAGATAGGGCGTCGATAAAAACTCAGGCAACGACGCAGAACCCGATGGGGGCGAATCCGCAGAACAGGGTATTACGTTGTCTTCGTTGTTCGGGTCCGGAGATTGGCAACCCTTGATAATTCGACCGTCTTCAACCAGTTCGACCAGCGCCGTTTTCGATACGTCGCGCATCTCTTGCGAATCACAATCGACGACGTAAACACTAACCCGATACTCCCATACTTCAACGTATCCCGAGCCGCGCGAACGTCTTTCGTGAAACCAGAGAGAATACGCGCACGACCCGAACGCGGACGGGTATCCATCCGCCCAGCGAATGCGGCCCGCTTGAAACCAATCCTTTTCGACCATATTGACGATGCCGGCGTTCGCCCCGCCGACTTGTAGCGACGTTCGGCGCTTGAACTCCGGCGAGCGCGGCGTAATCTGCCACAACTCGACGTTGCCAGGGAATCGGCAAGGCGGCATACAAGAAACACTACAGTCGATACCGCTCGAACTAGACGACGAAGAACCGGACGAAATAGACGACGACGAACCGGGCTTTTCAGACGCGGAACCGGACGACGAACCGGACGACGACGAACCGCCGCAGCATTCGCAGGCGCCCAGGTTTGTTCGCGTCGTTCGCGGCATCAGTCCTCCCAGACCCGCGCCCAAATTTTCGTTTTCGTCACGACCAATTCGCCGTCCTCACATTTCACGTCCGTAACGACTTCCAGCCACTCCCCGCGACTCGAACCGCCGGACCCCGAGCCGCCACCGGACCCCGAGCCGCCGCTATCCGGGCCGCCATCGGAACCCGAGCCGCTACCGGGGCCGCCGCTACCGCTAGCGCTTCCGTCCCCGGACCCGCCGGACGACGCGCAGGCGCAGTTTTCGCAGCATTGTTCATAGGTTTCGCAGGGGTCGCCGTGAGGCTCCAGGCCGTTCCAATATCCGCCCGCCTCGTTAGGTTGCCGGCAAACGGCCTTCGTTTCGTCGTCGTCCGGCCAGTAGCAATACCAAGGCGGCTCCGGATTACATTCGGCTTCGCAGTCTTCGAGCGTGTCGTGGGGGCCAGAGACCGGCGACAGCGGTTCCCCGCCCGGCTCCGGCGTCCATAGGCCCGCGTCGTCGTTTTCGTCGTCCGAAACGTGGCATTCCTTGATTGGTTTGCCTTCGTCGTCGGTTCCGACCTGGTAACAATACCAGCGGCCCCAATAGCTTGAATCCGTAGCCGACGACGACGAATCCGGCGGGCCGCAGGCTTCCAAGCATTCTTCGTAGGTCGCATGGGGGCCGGATTCCGGGAATAGCGGATCCTGCCCACTGCCGGGCGTCCATGCCGCATATTCATCGTCTGGATCGTCCGGAACGTGGCATTCCTTGATTGGATCGCCGGCGGAATCAGTGCCGACTATGTAGCAATACCAGCGGCCCGCGGAATCACTACTCCCGGAACCGCCGTCGCCCGAACCGTCGCCCGAGCCGTCGGAATCCGAGCCACCCGAATCCGAGCCACCCGAGCCGCCGCCCGACCCGTCGCCAGAGCCGCCGTCCCCCGAACCGTCGCCCGAACCGCCGTCTCCCGAACCACTGTCGTCAGAGCCATCCGAGCCGGAGCCAGACGAACCGCCAGACGACGCAACAGACGACGAACTGGAAGCCGCTGAAGACGACGAAGACGACGAAGACGACGAAGACGAACTGGACGACGAAGACGACGACGAACCGCAATCGCAATCAATAACGCGCAGAATGCGCCAGAATGGTTTTTCGTCTTTGTCCCGCGGATATTCATACCGGGCTTCGACGACCGTCCCCGTCGGCAATTTCTCGCCGGACCGATTGCCCTGCGCCGCATTGAATAGCGAAACGACCGAGGAAACGTCACGGACCTCGACGGGGTCTTCGCGCGGCATTTGCAGCTTGAACGACGCGCCGCAGCCGGATTCAGATTCCGCCGCCGCAAGGTAGACCTCTTGCGCCTCGACCGTGCCGCAGCTTTCCAGCTTCGTTAGCGTCCGAAAAAACGCGTCGCGGCCCGGTTCATCCGGGCGGTAGGCCCAGTGCGCCGCGCCCGGCTGGCCGGCCCCGCGCTCGACCGCACGAACCGCGCTTGCGATACGCTCCGCGGCCGCCGGCGTGAACACAACGCCGGGCTTTCGAGACGACGGGCGGCGCGTGGACATTAGCCTATGCTCCCGAACCCGGAAAACGGATAGCTACCGTAAGGGTTGGCTCCGTCGCCGTCGTTTATGACTTGCGGAGCATTGCCGGCATCCATAGCGACGCCGCCCGATAGGGCCGCGGGTTCCTTAATAGGCTTTTTATCTGCGCCGAGAATCGCCGCGGTGTATTGCCCGGAACCCGTCGGATTGCCTTCCTCATCTACCAATTGCGAATAGCCAATGTCGAGAGGTTTTAGAAACCATGTATCCTCCCGGTAGTTAAATTCGTAAGTAACCTCCCAATAAACGAACGTCCGGCCGTCGGCGTTTTCCGTTTTCTTTGAAAACCGGCCGCCCTGGCATTTCCAGGTGTTAGGGGGACAGCCGAGGAACGCATCCGAATTGAGCTTATTCGTCGCGCTCGCGAGAATGCCCAGGAACGACAAATTCCCGTAGCATCGCGTTAGCGAAACCGAGAATTCCGCCGTATCCATTGTGAGATCAGGCAACGCGATACCGGCGGAATTCGTTATCGGGTTCCCTTGCTTGTCCTGCCAACACGGCGCCGTAGCTACCGAACTGCCGCCGCTCCATACGTCCGCCGGGAGTTGGAACGGGTCCGCCTTTTGCTCGCGCGCCGGGGTCGAATACTTGACCGTGACGACGTACAAAAGCAACGTATCGCCGCGCGGCTTACAGTCGAATTCCATCGCGAAAACCGTACCGTCGTCCGGATGCGCCGAGCCGAACGTGATCCCCGGCGCCTGCGCTATGTCGCGGATGGACGTAGACGGAGCATCGACGCGCACCAGGAAGGAACGCGAATAGGTCATCGTGTCCCGGAACCGGCCGGAAACGCCGCGGTCGTCGATGGATTCTGTAACGGCTACGATCGCCATATCTGCCCCTTAGAAATCCTGTTCGACCAGTTCGAGGCCCATTTCTTCCGTATTGTCCGCGATACGCGCGAGGTTGTCCGCGTTCTCTTTTTCGTAGGTCCGTTTCCCGGCGTCCGGGGTCATCAGACGGAGCATTTCATTCACGCCGGCCGTCGAACGCGCGTCGAGACCTTTCGCCATTTTCACTTCGTCGATTTTGACTTCCGGCGGTTTTGGGTCCAGTGTCGTTTTCTTGACCTCGTCGGTAGCCGTCCGGGCTTTCTCAATGTCGGCGCGAATGCCGCGAAACGCCGTCGTGATGGGACCGGCAACGCCCTCCGTTCCGTCCTTCGCACGCTCCCCAAATGTCTCACCGAATAGCCGGCCGGCTTCCGAGGAATTATCTAGCATCGCTTGACCGTAGGACGCCGCCATTTCGTTAGACGCCGCGGCCAGCTTCGCCGCTTCCTCCGCGTAGCCCCCGGCTCCAGGTACATAGCTCGCCGCGGCCGAAATCAATTCGAAAAACTTGCCCGCGACGTTCAGCAAAACGGCGCCGATAGCGTTGCCGGCGACTTCGAACGACTTAAAAACCGCCTGCGCGAACGTCATAGCCCGGCCGAATAGATCGACGACCGTTTGCCAATACTGGCCGACGCCCTCCGCGAACCGGAAAACGGCCGGGATACTGCCGACGACAAAATCCGCCGCCTGGACCAGATAGTCCGCCGCGTCCAGAATCGCGTCCGCGATAGCCTCGCCTATGCTCTTGCCGCCAAACCCCGCGACGAAATTCGTAAACGCTTGATTCAGCGCCGTAACGGCCGGGGCCAGGTTCGCCGTAATTTGCGTTACGACGCCCTCTATCGCCTTTTCTACGAGCGTCCAAGAATCGTTCATAGCCTCGACGTTCGTTCCCTGGACGTTCGTAACGGCCAGCCCGAAACGCTCCGCCTGTTCGGTCGCCTGCCGGATGCCTTCGCCGCCGCCAGCGAACAACGGGAGCAATTCCGCGCCGGCCTTGCCGAATAGCGCGATACTCGCCGCGGCCCGCTCCGCTTCCGACGGTAGCGCGGCGATACCGTCCGCTATCAACTCGAACCGCTCCGAACCGCTCTTGCCCTGGAGGTCTTCGAGCGCCAGCCCGATACCCGAGAACGCCTTTACCGCGGTTTTCGATCCCTGCGACGCCAAAACGAACGCCCGATCCGCCTTCGTGAGCGCGTTCGAAATCGTTCCGACGCCAACGCCGGCCAGGTCTCCAGCCAATGCCAGGCCGGCGATTTCGGTATAGGTCTGGCCGGTCCGCGTCGCCAGTTTCGATAGCGTGTCGATCGACTCCGCGGCCGCCGCCGACATTCCGTAAAGCGATTGCGTGGCCGCCGAGACACCCGACGCAATCTGACCGAATAGCTGCGCCCCCGAAATGGCCGTCAACGTCCCCAGGCCAGACCGCAGCCCCTTTACGTCCTTCGCCAGCTTGTCGAAAGCCGCCGACGCCGTCTTCGTGCCCGCGACCAGGCCCGCCGTATTAGCGGTGAAAACGGCGGCGATTTTAGACGTGGACATGATTTAGCGGCCTTCCAATTGTTTCGCAAACGCGGGAATCTTTCGCAGTTCGGCAATCATCTCCGCCTGTGTTTGGGGCCGGGGCGGCTCCGGTTCTTCCTCCCGATAGGTTGGCGAGAACTTCGTTTCAAAATCCGGTCCCGTCTTTCCTCCGAGCGCCGCGCCCAATAGCGCGACCATTCGCCCGCTTCGCCGCCAATCGTCGCCCCACGGTTCCCGGTCGTAGAAATGCCGCCATTCCCGGACCAGGTCCATAGGCATCCGCTCCGCGAGGCCGTCAACGTCCACCGTTCCCATTGCCAGCGCCAGCCGGAATAGAAACAGCCGCTCCGGCTCCCGCTCTAACCTTTTTTTGCGTCGTCGGTAGCCTCCAGCCCGCGCATCGGCCCGGACCAGGCCAGTTTGTAAAGCTCGAACAGCGGGGCCGGCGCCATAGCGTCGAGAGCGGCCGTTTCGCCCGGCGCGAACATTCGCGTCCCGTCCGGATTGACCAGGACAGCGGCGACCGTGCGAATCATCAATTCCGCCGTGGGCGGCTGGCCCTCCGGCAGCGCCCGCAACTCCATACACAGCGCGTGCCATTCGCTAAACAGAGGATGCCGCATATCGACCGAAACCCCGAGCGTTTCGCTCTGGAATGTCTCGACCTTTCCAATAGCCAACGATTCGAAATCACTTCGAGAAACAGCCATCGCTCTGCCCTTTCAAATAAACTGGAATTCCATCGTAGAACGAACAACTTCGCCAGCCGCGCCGCCGACCGTACATTTCGACAACATGGCTTGATTCGAGACCGTGCCCCAGGCGCCGGAAATAACCAGCGCGCCCGTCATCCCGGTATCCAGCGCGACATATAGCGGCGCGCCGAATAGCTCGACCGTCGCCGTACCGGGGTCGATCGTGCCGGGGTGATACTGCCGAACGACGCGCGAGGCGATTCCCTCGCCTACCGTGTTGGACTCGATCCCGGTAACGTCAGACGGGGCACACGTCGCCGGGGTCGAATCGAAACGGACTAAGCCGTCCAGCGCGTACCCCGCAAAACTTGCGAACGTGCCTTGAGAGTCTGGAAAATATTTCGGCATCGGCCAGCCTCCGGCTAGGCCGCCTGCGAAACGGGCGCCGGATCATTCGACGGAGACGGGGCCGGGGCCGGCTTGAGCAACGCCGCCAAAAGTTCCGGGTCTTCGATCGCGAATTCCGCGGTTCCCTTGATAACGTCCCCAACGGCCGCCTCGACCTCGTAGGACGTACAACGGGCCGTTCCGCTGATCCCGAGGCCGGCGCATTCGATGGCGTATGCCTTGTCCGTCGGCGGTTCCTCCAGGCCCAGGAACGAAATCGAGACAATCCCGAGAACGCCCTTATTCGGATCGTCGATCAACGGGGGGTCTTGATAGAGGCGCTTCGAGCCGGAAGCCAGGCTAGTCGTCGAAACGTCGATTTTGTCGTCCGTAGACGAACCGTTGACCTTTTTCTTTATGTTCGTGCAGCCGAATTCCTGCCCGGCGAAGGTAAACGTAATTCCCTGCGAATCGTCATAAGGGTATGGCATTGCGTTAGACCTCGCGGTAGCGGATTTCGAACTGGAGCGCGATCGTGTATGTCGGTTTTCCTTCGCCGGCGAAATCGACCAAATCGCCGTCGGCCTCGTCGGCCAGGAAGACGCGTTCGATTGTTACGCCGTCCGCCTCCCCCTTGAAATTGTCCACCGCGACCCGGACACGCTCCGATAATTCCTTCCCGGCCGCGTAGGTATCCGAGTAAATCCAGACGGAAAACGTAGCCAGGGGGACGCCCGCGTTATTCGTCAACGTCCGCTCCCGGCTTGTCCCCGTCCGCTGATAGACGACGTAGGGGGTAACGGCATTTTCGGCCGCCTGGACGGGAAACGTCCGGCAGTTCGTCGCCGCCTCGATCGCGCCGCGGAGCCATTTTTCGGGGTAGCCCATCGCGTTACCTCTTTTTGTTTTTCATGTAGTTTTCCAACTGCCGGCCGGCCGCCTCCAGGCCCGCGGCCAGGTGCATCGACATAGACGACGCAATACCGGGCGCCATCGAGTTAAACAGCGTCCGCAGGAACCAGCGCGGCGACAGCTTGCCGCGGTTCGCGCCGCCTTTTCCCGAGCGGTCCGCCGTGCCTTCCTCGACCCACAACGCATGGTTCCCTTTGCCGGCCCCGCGCGAGAACGTGACACGGGCCGTAAATGAGCCGTGATTCACTTTGTTGGAAAACTTCGTTACCGTGATGATCGACCGCCGCAGCCGGCCGGGACGGTTCGCGTCCGGCTTAACCTTTTGACCGGAGGCCCGCGCCGCCGCCCGCGCCGCCTTCGCGGCCCGTTTCGGCTTTCCCTTCGGGGTAGCCGCCCGCAACGCCGGGACGAAAGGTTTTATGGCTTCCTTGACGGCCTTCCGGATGGTTATTTTCGCCAGCGCCTTAGGCAGTTCCGCGTAACCGCGGCCCAACGCCCGGCAGTCCTCCGCGTAGGACAGCGAATCGAAAACTAGAAATTCGTTCGCCATTACCCGCGTTCCTCGCAGTTCAATTCGTGTTCCTGCCGGTGGCCGCGTTCGACGATCCCCGAGATATAGAGAATTCGATCGTCCCGAGACTGCCACCGCAGGCGCATCGACCCGCGGATACCCTCGACGTACCGCAGGCGGACCGTATGCGACAGTTCGCCGCCGGTTTGTTGCCGGCGGGTTGCTTCCGAATAGGACACCGCTTCAACGCTTGCCCGGCGGACCGTGAATTTATGCCAGGTCTGGACCGACTCCCCGAGCGCGTTTTGTTCCTCGCGCGGCGCCTCTATGACGACAACCTCCCGCATGGGTCCGGCTCGCATTCAATAGCCCCCGTCCCAAGATTCAGACGCCAAGAGCGCATCTACCGCCAACGGCAGGACGATAGCCCCCGACTCCGTCGCCACCGCTTCCCGGTTTTCGTAGAAATGCCCGACCAGCATTTTCAGAGCCGCGCGCAACTGGGCCGGGACTTCCTCCGCGCCACGCCGGCCGGCCCAAAACCGGATATACACGCTCGACTCGCAGCAAACGCCCGGCCAGCCGTTCCGCGTCCGCAGGACCGCCGGGAAGCGGTCGTCGTCGACCGAGTATGCCGAGGGGTCCACCCAGGTCTTTACGCCGTCGCCATCCCGAACGAATATTTCCACCGGGTGCGCGTCGTCGATAACCAGGGGCGGCATCGGCAGCGGGACGCCGCCACAGGAACAGCCGCAGCCCACGCCAACCAGGCGGGCTTGCCATTGCGTGAGCGTGAGCGTGGAGCCGATCCGGCTTTCGATCATGCGCCGGGCGGCCGCAATCCATGCCATGATTTGAACGTCGTCGTCCGAAACGTCCAGAGGAATGCGGAGGTGTTCTTTCGCGTCGAACAGGGAAACCGCCTCAAAGACGGGTTCCGCGACGCGTCGCAGGGAATCGTAGGGTAGGGCCAATTGTCCGCCGCAACTCATCGCCAGACCCTCCGAGGAAAGAAAACCCCCGGCGCCGAATCCATCCGGCGCCGGGGGCCATGAATCAACGCGCCCGACTTACTTCGTCGACTTCGTGGAAGACGTTGTCGAAGTGACGGGGGCCGACTTCGCGGCCGGGGCCGGAGTGGCAAGCGGGGCCGCGTCCGTCGTCGTCAGCTTGGCGACGTATGACGGCGAATGGACAGCCCAGGCATACCGGGCAGTGCCGACGAATACCGTCTCGTCATACTCAATCGCCCGTTCCGTAGAGGCGCGAATCTGGAGCCCGCCCGGCTTGTAACCGATGGCACAACTCGACCCGAAGTCGCCGTAGAGCGCCAGCGTATCGGCTGGCAAGTCTTGCGACTGATACACCGGGGCGCCGTAGACGACCGGACGAACCGCGTCTCCGATGCTCGCGCCGATGGCCCCAGCGGCAACGCCCATAATCTTGCCCCAGCCGGCCGGGGACACGACCCACGCACGATTCCGGGCGTTGGGATTCACGACACTGACGACCTGCGCCAGAATGCCGGGGGTCAGGTCGCCCGTCGATGAAACGACGTTCGACGCCGGGACCATGCCGCAAAGGCCGCCGCCCGGAACCGGGGCGACGGAATCACCCTGGAGCCAGACCTTATCGATTTTCCGGGCGAACGCATACGCGAACTGCGACGCCACCAACTGCGCGACGGAGACGAACGCGTCTTCCATCAACTCGTTGGAAACCTGCGCCCGCGCGCCGATTTTCTTCAGGTCCAGCGCCGCGCGGGTTCCGCCGCCGAACGTCACTGGCTTAATTTCGCAGTTTTCGAGATAGAACTCCGCTTCCTGCATCATCTCCGCCACCGGGAGATACATGCCGGGGCCGTTGACCGCGTAGGTGGAACAGACCTGCGTGGCGATCGACGAGTAGGACAGGAGGTTGAGAATCCCGCGGTAGATGTCATAGGTGACAAGCTCCGAGCCGCGGCCGTCATAGGTGGGCGAGAATTCGCCCATCGCGTTCGGTTCCTCCGTCGGCGTCGTGAAATCGCCGCGCAGTTCACCGCGGGCCAGCGCCCGAAGGAACCGACCGGCCGCCGCGGCATCCTCCGCGTTGTCGAAGCCCTGGATACGTCCGAGCGTTGGCAAGGCCCGCTTGACAGCGACCGGAGCCGGGGCGGGGACGACGACGCCGGCGGCCGTGACAGCCGAACGAACGGCGCTTGCCTTCGATCGGGCGTCAGCCGCTTTGTTCTCGACCGCCAGACGGGAGCGGAGAGTGTCAATCTCCGCGGTCAGCTTGTCGACCGTGGCACTACGGGCGGATTCTTCCGAGGCGTCGCCCGGTTCCATTGCGGAAACGGCGTCCAGTTCCACAATCTTCGCGTCGATATCTTCGACCAACTTCGTCTGGATAGCATTCATTGCGGGCGGTTCCCTTAGAGAAAGAGTTAACCGGGAACACTCGCCCGGAATGCCAAGAAAGGTAAACACCCTCGCGTTCCCCTTGAATAATCATTCGACCGCCGACCGGAACCGGGCCGCGTTCCACTCAATGAACGCCGCCAGCTTTGCCGCGTCCGGGTAGTCCGGATCGACCTTTGCAGCCAGCGCAATCATCGCCCGGCAGTACCGCTCTAGCTCCGCCGCGTAGCGCTCCGTCTCTTGTCGTTCGACCAGGCCCAATTGCCGGCGGGCGAATGTCCCGTGAACGTAGCAAACTAGCTCTTCAACCAAATAGATTGGCTCCCGGTCCCAATCGCGGCGTTGTTGGACCAAATACAACTGATAGATCGGCCCGCGTTCCTCAACCGGGATCGCCGCCGCTACTTGCCCGATCGTTAACCGCGGATGCCGAATCGTGACCGACCGGCCTTCGAGACAGTAGATCGAATGGCAACCGGGCTGGCGGCGGATACGGGCCGAAACGCCGTGGGTTGCTTCATGGGTCCAGGTGACAAGGTCGAAGGGGTCCGTCTGGTCGCGCCAGTATTCCGGGTCCGGCAGCCGACAGAGTACGTCCGCCAATACCGGGGGGCTCGACCGCATCGGCGGCCCGAGGATCGGCGGGCCGGGGTCGAATGCGAACGCCGGCAAGGGTTCGCAGGGCGGGGAAACCGGCAAGGGGCGGCCGCGGGGGAACGGGTGCGATGGTAACACCGTGCCCACAAGCGACCGCCCCGGCCGGCTCTCCGCGAGAATCAAAGCGCCGAACAGGAACAGGGGCAGATAGCGCACGACCGGCCCCCGTTCCATGATCGGTAGCGGGTCTACTGTTTAACGGCGCGGTATGCGTTGCTCGCCGCTTCAATGGCCGCGCGGTTGACCGATTCCTCGTCTGCCTTGCGGGCATGACGATACGCCTGGTGCGCCAGCCGCGCCGCCTTGTGGCTTTCGTGCATTTCCTTCCGGGCGTCGCGGTACTGCGTGACAAGCCGAGGGGGCCGACCGTCGCCGCCGCCGCCGGCTACTTCACAGTGCCCGCTCTCGCAGCCGCCGGCCGGAGCCGGGGCCAGGACAACTTCCGGTGCCTCCACTTCGATGATTTCCCGAAGGACGATACGGGCGACCGGGGGAGCCTCTACCGCTCGCGGCGCCGGGGCCGCCACCGGGGCAGGGTCCGCGACGGGGGCCGGAGCCGAAACCATCGCAGGGGCCGCCGGAGGAACTTCGACCACACTGCGCGAGTCGCCGGCAGTGGGGCCGCCGAACGTGTCGACCGAACGCGGGGCGCCGCCCGTCGAGCCGTAGCCGCCAGCCGAACGCGACGCCGCGGGAGCGGGAGCCGACCGCGGGGCGCCACCGGCAGAGCCGTAGCCGCCGGCAGTCGAGCGCGGCGCGCCACCGCTGGAGCCGTAGCCGCCACCCTGCGCCATGCCGACCAGGACGAAAACGAAGACGACGCACGACAAGCAAAAGCCGGAAAAATTCTTCATTGCGGGGGCTCCCGAGGCTATTGGAAACATTGCGTCCAGTAGAGGCTACCGTTGGACGAACGGGCGCAACCTACACCGATAGTCGTCGCCCTTGAACTCAGGATATTGGCCCGGTGCCCGCGGGAATTCATCCACGAATTCATTACCGCTTCCGGAGAACTTTGCCCGTAGGCGACGTTTTCCATATAGCCGTTTTTGGAATGGTACATACGCCCGCGGTTGGCTTGCGTGTTGCTCCAGCTACGGGAAACATTCATCAACGTCGGGGACGGGGACAGCGGCGCCAGGCCGCGGCGCGACCGCTCCGCGTTGACCAGGTCGACGACCCGCATTTCAGACGTTGAGCCCATCGGGGGCGGCATCGGCCGGGCCGGCTCGACGACCGCCGCCAACTGCCGGACCGGGGGCGCCGGCGGGGCCGCCCGCGCGACCGGGAACAAACCCGCCACCCATAGCGCCAGCATCGCCGCGCCGAACGCCGACAAACCGCTAGTCGTCCCTGTCACCATATACCACCGCTAAAAGTAGTTCGCGGCAAATGCGCTCCGCTTTCGTCAAGCCGTGTTTAGCGCACCGCTCGCGTAGCTCCAGAACCTCCGCCACCGTCCGCTTTTCGAAATCGCTCCGGTCAGTAAACCGTCCGGCCAGCGACGAAACCCACGCCGTGACCGCTCCCGAAACGACCGGGGAAACCAGGAGCAACAGCCCCACGGCCAGGATCATGTTCGGCGTCGAAAAGAATTCCACGTTCAGCCCCTTCGCAACAGTGCCGCCGACCGGGAAACTTCCGCCGCCGCGCGGGCCGCGACCGCTCGCGCCCGGACGATCCGCCAGGCCGCGCGTAGATCGACGACCGCTTCCGGCTCCGCCGGGGCCGCGGCCGCCCGCCAGGCTTCGTAGCTGCGAACGCTCGCCACCGTGCCCATGTAGGCGGGGTTCGTCACAAGTGAAATATCGAATAATCCCGAAACCGCCCGAATGGTCCGCAACGCGCCCGCGTCCGTCTGTTCGTAGACTTCGTCGGCGGGGTCGACCGTGAACGCGAACGACGCGCCGAAAACGTCGTTCCGCCTGGTCAACGAAACCAGGTCGCGCGCCAACTGCGTATCGGGCGGGTCGATTTCGAACCGGAGGCCGACTTCATCGGCAGATAGCCGGAGGGTACCGGACGATGTTCGACCCAAGAGCGCGCCGGGGTCATGGTTCCAACATGCGATACAGTCGCCGGAACGCTTCGCCGCGGCCGACGGCCGGCCGGGGCCATCCTGCCGGCGGGCCAGGACGGCATCAAATGCGCCCGGCAACAGGACTTCCCGGAAACCTCCCAAATCCTGCGAAAGCGAATTAAATACCGCAGCCAGGCCGCGGAAAATCATTCGCCCGTCTCCGCGTTCCTCCAGGCAAACCGCCTCCGGCATTTCGGCCAGCGCTACCGCGCGACGTTCAATCTCCATTTGGTTCCCCCGTGTCTTCCGTTTCGTTCGCCGGCTCGACCGCGACCGCCGCGGGCTTCGCGCCCTCGACCATTGCTCGAACGCTCGCCGCCGGCAGTTCCGGGAACGTCGCCAGAATCAGCGCCTCCGCCGAGGCCGCCGTGATCGTGCCCGCCGCGACCGCCTGGAGGATCGACAAAACGGCCGCCGACGTACCCGCGTCCGGCTTGCCGGCTTCCCCGACGATCGCCGGGAGCGGGGCTAGGTTGTTCGCCGGTAGGTAATACTGGTCCGCGCCGGCCGACGGGATCGGCGGCATATCTTCGAGCCGTCTTATGTCGTTCGGGCTTAAACTTCCGAGCGCGGCGAGCGCCCCATAGTAGGCCGACCGGGCCGCCGAATCGCCGCGGAGCATCCCGCGAACGTCAAGCGAAACCGAATAGCCAGGCATACCCGACAATAGGGACCGCTCGAAAGCCGACTCTACCCGCCTGCACCATGAGACCAGCGTATTTTGCAAAAACGATAGCTGTTCTTGCTCCGCGTTCGAAAACGTAGACCGCGAGTTTTCGCCAATCATCGAACATGGAACGCGCATCGCGCGGGCGATTTCCTGGACAAGAAAAACCCGGAATTCGATTAGCTGCGCCGACTCATTCGACGCGCCCGAAAGTTCCTTGAGCGTGATACCGTTGGGCAGGATCGCCGTTTTCCCAGCGTTGTTCGCGCCGCGGTGAATCCGTTCCCAATTCTGGCGCAACTGTTCGGCGGCTTCCTTCGGAATCGGCTGGCTGGATTCCATCACAATCCCCGGCCGCGCGTCGTTTTGCCAAAATTTCCGGGCGTATGCGTCCATCGACCGCGCCAGTTCAAGGACGCCGGCCGAAAGCGATAGCGGGACCATGCCCATATATCCGTTGTCGCTCAAAAACCGAACGTGAACGACCTGGTCTTCGCGGTACGTCTTCGTTTCGAAACCGGGTTCCCGATGAACGTAGGACAACGCGTTGTTTTCCAGCCGGATAACGTCAACGTGTGCGGGGTGCATCGGCCATAGTTCGGAAATCTGCCCATTCGACGCGTAGACCTTGCGGGCGAATCCGTTGCCCCAGCTTGCGGTATGCGCTACGAGGCTTTCCCGGAATTCGTAGGACGACTGCCAGGGGTTCGGCCGATTGTGCAGGACCGAATAGAGCGGATGATCCGTCGCCCGTTCCTTCGTCCCGTCCGGGTTCAACCGCAAGAGGTGGAACGGTAATTGCGCGACCCCTTCGGCCAGAACGCGGATACACGCCAAAAAAGCCGAGACCTGGAGCGCCAAAACGGGATCGCCGGCCGGGCCGCGGCCGCCGAAATCGTCGCCCCAATTGATAGGGGGCAGCGTCGTTCCGCCCCAGGCGGACCGGATTTCCCGCAACTGGAACGCGTCAACGTCGTCGAATCGGTCCGCTAGGTCGATCATATTTCAACGATTTCCCAAGACTGCGACGCCGTGACCTGTGCCGACGAATGCAAACCGAGCGCCATACATAGGGCGACGATTCCGTCGATTTTTTCGGTACTGGCCTTTTTCGAGGGGCGTATGTTTCCGTTCGCGTCTTCCTGGACGGCGACGTTCGCCGCCATCCACGACAAAACCGGCGACCGATGCCGCAGTTTCCGACCGACTACGAGGTTTTCGAGCAAGCGCGACGGGGCCGCCATGCTTCCAAACCCTTGCGAGTAACCGTACACCTCAACCCCGTCCCCTTGAACTTGCGTCATGGTCGCCGCCGCGTTCCAGCGGTCCGCCGCCAGGCCCATAACTTGATGATCCGCGGCGTATTGGCGGATATGCTCCCGAACTACCCCATAGTCGCAAATATCCCCGTCGGTCCCAATGATCCAACCCTCCCGCAACCATTGCGCGTAGGGAATCCGGTCCCGTAGTTCCCGCTCCGCGGCATTCTTCCGGGGAATGAAAAACCGGCAGTCAACGTCGAACGTCCCATCTTCCGACGGGAAAACGGCGACCAGCGCCGTAATGTCGTAGGTACTCGCCAGGTCAAGGCCGAGCCAGCACTTCCGGCCGGCCAGCGGGACCGGCGGCGGCTTGTCGCCCTCCGCCCATACCTCCGGAGAGAACCATCTAACGTCCGATTGCGTGGGTACGTTCAGCCGGTAGCGGAGCCAGGAATTCAAGGCGGCCGGCCGGGCGCGGGCCTCCGCGGCATCCGCCGCGAACGATTCCTCCGAAACCGTGATCCCGAGCGACGGGTTGGCCTTGCGCCATAGCTTCCGGTCGAAATACTTTTCCGGATCCGCCTGTTCGGGGGCCGCGTAGATTTTCCCGAAAAACGTAGGGTCTACTCCCGGATCGGCCGCGACGCGTTCGGCATACGTCCACTGATCCCACCAAATCGCGTTCGGGGATCGGTCGAAACCGGCCGTCGAAATTGAAATCAGGCAACTTTGCCGGCGGGCCGCCCCCGCGTAGCGCAAAGCGTCAAACAGCCGGCGGTCCCGTTGCGCGTGCAATTCGTCGAATAGGATCGCACTCGCGTTGATACCCTCCGCCCGGAAATTGTCGCCGGATAGGACGGAATAACGGGAAAAACTTTGCCGGTGAATGATCGTATTCCGACTCTCGACGACCTCCAGGTTTTTCGAGAGGAACGGCGACGACTTCGCCAGCGCAAAACACTCGCGCGCAATGATTCCCGCCTGGAAACGATCGGCCGCCGCGGAATAGACCTCCGCCCCAGGCTCCCCGTCAGCGAAAAGAAAATACAACGCGAGCGCGGACAGTAGCGTAGATTTTCCCTGTTTTTTCGGGGTGAATATCGCCGCGGTACGGTAGCGCCGCCGGCCCTCCGAATCGACCCAGCCGAATAGCGGTTCGAGAATGTCCCGTTTCTGCCATTCCATCAATTGAAACGGCTGGCCCGCCCATTGTCCCTTCGAGTGGATACAAAAGGTTTCAACGAAACGGATAACCCGATCGGCTTTCCGCTGGTCAAAGACGAAACCCGGAACGTAGTCCGGCCGATCGTAGCCAACCGGCCGGGCCTTCCGTGGCCGCTTGCCGGCGGATGATTTCTTGACCCGCGGCATCATGCCTCCCGCAAGAATGCTTCCATCGGGTCAACGGTTTGCTCTTGGATCGTCACCGACGATTTCGCGGACGGGACCAGGCCGAACGACTGTTCGATTCGGAGTAGGTCCGCCGAGTAGCCGCGACATAGGATCGTCTCCGGCCGCGCCTTATAGAGACCGGAAACCGTCTCGTAGACTTGTCCGTTTTTCTCTATGTACGTTTGCGTCTCGAGCCATAACGCATAGGTCCGGCAGTACCGCGCCCATGTCGTCGCCGCGTCTTCCGACCATACCCGCATGGTTGAGAGCATCGGGACGGACGCCAGCCATTTTTCTAGCGCGACGCCTTCGAGATCCGCGGGCGGTTGCTTCGAGTCGCCGGGCGTCGGCGGCATCTTCGCCGCCATTTTCCCGAGACCCTCTTTACCGGGATTGCCTTTTAGTATCTTCAGCGAAATCGGCGTTTTCTGCGGGCCGCGGCGTCCCATTTGATTACCCGTTATCGTTGATAACCTTCGGAAATTCGCGTCAGTCCAGGCCAGAGGTTTCGGAGGATGGGGGGTTTAGAGCGTCCACCCGCCCCCCGCCATTCTGGCAGCGTTCAACGCGTGTTCGGCTTTACAAACTTGAGCCTATGACGGATGCCGGTATCCGTCCAGTTACTTTCGCCGCCGCTGTTCGTCGCGGATCTTTCGACCGTGGCACACGTTGCACCGCACGGCCAAATTTTCCGGCGCATCGGACCCGCCATCCTTCAGCGCCAGAATATGGTCCACCTGCGCCGCTATCCCCGTGACGACGCGTTGACAATCGGCGCAAGTGTACGCGTCGCGCACTAGGATCGTCTTCCGTAGCGCCTTCCATTGCGGCGTAAGGTAGTGCGCATTGTGCCCGACGGGCCGCGTCCGTTGCCGCAGCCGAGGGGGCCGGAATGATGGGGGCCGGGTTGGCATTCGTTCAGACCGCGGGCCGTTCCAGAGATTCGGCATACGCCGCACGCTCCGCGTCACAAGCCGCCTTGACGGCCGCCAGCGCGGCATCCTGTTCGGCCGCTATAGCGGCTTCCTCCGCCTTGCGTTCCTGTGCCGCGTCGTAGTCCGCCTGGACCCGTGCGGTCGTAGCATCCGCGACGGGTTCGCCCGTGATGCCGGTATCGGTAATGCTTTCGTCCGTCATATAGTCCCCTTAAAAGGCGGCCAGCGCTACCCGTTTCCAGGCGGTCGCCGTCCGAATGTAGAGATACGATTCATCCCAACGAATCGACCCAGCCGCGCCGGCCGCGGCGGACGTGGCGGGCGTATTGGCAACACTGCCGACGATAGCGGCGCCGGGGATAGAACCGGCCGCGAAAGAATGGGCCGTTCCCGTGTTTGTGATATTGCCCGTGCTTGTGATCGACAGAATGGCAACGCCGCCGGCCGCCGAGACCTGGAACGCTCCCGTAGACGACGTGCCGACGTAGTTCGGAGCCGTGGCCGCGCTATACCGCAGCCCGATAGCGTAAGGCTCGTTGACGGCTGCGAAGTTTGACCGACCGCCCGTTACCGATATGGTCGTAAAATTCCCGCCGATGGCAGACGCGGGAATGCTGGCCGTCGCGAAATTGTGGGCCGTTCCGCTCGAAGTGATATTGCCCGTGATCTCGATCGTACCGCGTACCTTCGCCGTGCCGTTCACTTCAAGGTTCGCCGTCGGCGTTAGCCAGTTGACCCCGATGTTGCCCTTGAAGTAGTTATCCGCCTCCGACGCGTCATAGAACGAATAGTTATTCGGACCCTTCGCCAGCGACAACAGCGCTATACCGTAGTTATAATCCGTCCCTTTGCCCGTGTTGTCTGCCACCAGGCAGGAAGACCCCTTTGTGACACAGTCGACGTAAGAGCGAACGCCCCAGGCTTGATTGGGGGTTCCAGGCGAGGACGTTGTAGTGTTTGCCGTCAGTGCAATACCGTTCCCGCCGTTATTTACAACTATACCGTTTACGATGCCATTGCTATTTAGTGACAGCGGGAACGTAGTGGTAGCTCCGTCGCTGACTGCAAAATTTATGCGCCCTTTTGCCGCAGTGTCGCCGGCCGCTGGGGTTGCTTCACACTGCGCAATAATACTTGCCGGATTCGCCGCCGTGCCGTTTGGTAGCCAGCCGTAAAACGCGACCGTCCCGAGGTTGTCGCTTGCTTGAACGCTCGTCGGGGCCGCGAGGGTTCCGCGAGTGCGGAGCAACCGCACTTGCGGCGTTCCCGTTCCGTTCGCGTCGCCGCGCCCTTGAATGGCAAGCGCCGGCTGGAAACCCTGCCCCGATATTTGGATATGGCCCGCGGGGGCAGCGACCGCTACCGCCGGCGTGACGGCCAGCGGTCCCGTCATCGTGTCGCCAACGACGTTGACATACCGCAAGTCGAGATCGGCTTGTGCGACGAGGATTTTCCCGTCGGTCCCCAGCTTCGCGACGTTGACCGGGTCCGCGGAAACGACCGTCGGTCCTTCCGGTCCGGTGGCGCCAGCCGGGCCGCGAATCGATTCCCATTCCGCGCCCGTCCAAACATTGATTTCCGTCGCCATTGCTTCGCCCTTGTGTTGAAGACGGGCGCCCCCGGCGCGTTGTGCGCCGGGGGCCGCCCGCTAGATTGCCCGAGGATTGCCCGCGACTACTTAACGATCCACATCGCACCCGCCGCGATGGGCGTGGGCTGCGCCAACTGGACGTAGACTTCGTTGTTCCGACCGTCCGCGCCAGCGGGGCCGGCGTCGCCCTTCGCGCCAGCGGGGCCAGCTTCGCCCGCGACGCCTTGAATGCCCTGGTCGCCCTTCACGCCCGCCGGGCCGGCCTCGCCGGCGATACCCTGCGGCCCTTGGATCGAGCCGCCCGAAACCCACTTCGCCGCGGCGGCGTCGTAGACCCAGAACGAATCGTCCGCCTGGACGATATAGGAATCGCCCTGCGCCGCGCCGGTAGGAAGATCGGCC